ACGGTGGACTATGTGACGTGGCAGGTATGTAGGAATCCTAACTTTCGAGTACTGATAGTCTCACAAACCCAGCAGTTAGCTGCCGACTTTCTCTACGCCATCAAGCAACGTCTGACGCACCCAATGTATCAAGAGTTACAGACTGCGTATGCTGCTGGCGTAGGGTTTAACTCTAAGACCGCTTCGTGGCAGGCAACCCGTGTCACCTTCGGTGATGAACTCCGTGAGTCATCTGAAAAGGATCCGAACATCGAAGCCGTCGGTATCGGTGGTCAGATCTACGGTAAGCGTGCTGATATGATTATCGTAGATGACGCAGTCACCTTAAAGAACGCCAATGAGTTTGAGAAGCAGATCCGCTGGTTGACCCAGGACGTGCGATCTCGTTTGAACCCAACAGGTAAGTTGATCGTTATTGGAACACGTGTGGCCTCGGTAGATCTCTACCGCGAGCTACGCTCTGAAGATCGCTACCCAGGTGGGTTAGTTCCTTGGAAGTATCTGGCTATGCCGGCCCTGCTAACAGCAGATGAAGACCCTGACAAGTGGGAAACCTTATGGCCAGCATCGGACGCGCCATTTGATGGACAGTTAGAATCTGATAAGAACGAAGACGGCCTATATCCTCGCTGGTCTGGACGTAACCTTTACAACGAACGCCAAGCGATGGATGCAAGTACCTGGGCTTTGGTATATCAGCAACAGGATATTTCTGAAAACGCTGCCTTTGATCCCATATGCGTAAAGGGATCTATTGACGGTATGCGTAAGGCAGGCAACTTAGTTGCCGGTCACCCAGGACATCCTAGAGACTTAAACGGCTTTACTTATATCTGTGGACTAGACCCTGCAATGATTGGTGATACTGCAGCTATCTGTTATGCCATTGACCGATCAACGAGCAAGAGGTACATAGTAGATGCTATCAAGATTAGCCGTCCGTCTCCAGCCGATATCCGTAATCTTATTTTTGATTGGACATCCCTCTACTCCCCCTCAGAGTGGATCGTCGAGAAAAACGCCTTCCAATCCTTCCTAACCCAAGACGAAGGTATCCGTATGCACTTGGCTTCTCGCGGAGTCCAGTTCAAAGAACACCATACTGGTTCTAACAAGTGGGATGCCGGCTTCGGTGTGGCATCTATGGCTACGCTCTTTGGTACCAAGCAGTTTGATGGTAAGCACCATCGAGATAATTTAATACATCTGCCAAGCGATCAGACCGAAAATATTAAGGCTTTGATTGAGCAGTTAATTACCTGGACTCCAACGACTAAGGGTAAGACCGATATGGTGATGGCCTTGTGGTTCTGTGAGATTAGAGCACGTGAGATGCTCAACTACGGAAAGTATGCCACGCATCATATGAAAAACCCATTCCTATCTCGCCAAGAGATAGGCAAGCGAACAGTTATCAATCTGGAAGAAGCGTTCGCAGAACAAAACAAAATGAGAGTAATTTAGGAGATAACATTGTTATCAGTCAAAGAGATTGACGCGAAACTATCGCGGCTACGTACACGGTCAGCAGCACGTGACCAACGTATGCGTGATGTGCTTTCGGTGCGTCAAGGAGATATCTCCAAAGTATTCCCATCAATGTTCTCAGAGGACTATCCAAAGCCTCTCGTTGCCAACTTCATTGACGTAGCAGCACGTGACTTAGCAGAGGCAATGGCACCACTGCCATCCTTTAACTGCTCAGCAACCAATATGGTTTCAGATGCTGCACGCAAGGCTGCAGATACTCGTACCCGTATCGCTAATTTTTATGTAACCAACTCTGATCTACAACTTCAGATGTATACAGCAGCAGACTGGTATAACACATACGGTCTTGGTGTTGGTATGGTTGAGATGGATTATGATGATAACAATCCTCGTATCCGTATGCTCAACCCATTTGGTACCTACCCAGAGCTAGACCGTTATGGTCGAGTACTATCTGTTACACAGGTTATTGTTACAGATGCAGAGACGCTAGCATCACAGTACCCAGAGTTCTACGACCAGATCCTAGGTCGCAATCAGTACCAGTTGTCCTCGCCTTATATCTCAATGGTCAAGTACCACGATAAGGATCAGGATGTACTCTACCTGCCAGAGCGTAAGAACTTAGTTCTATCTAGCACACCTAACGTATTAGGTAAGGCAATGGCATCTGTCATTATGCGTTCTTCTCTTGATGGAGAAGCACGTGGTCAGTTTGATGATGTGCTCTCAGTACAACTTGCTCGTGCTCGTTTTGCTATCTTGCAGATCCAAGCTGCTGAAAAATCTATCCAAGCACCTATTGCTATCCCACAGGATGTACAAGAACTTGCACTCGGACCAGATGCGATTATGCGTTCTGCTAATCCGCAAGGTATTCGTCGTGTACCACTAGAACTACCACCTGGAGTATTTACAGAGTCTGGCGTTCTTGAGCGTGAACTACGTATGGGTGCTCGTTACCCAGAGTCTCGCTCAGGTAACATTGACGCATCTGTTGTTACAGGTCGTGGTGTTCAAGCGTTACAGGCAGGATTTGATACACAGATCAAGGCAGCGCAAGCACAGTTTGCTCGTATGTTCCAAGAACTTGTTGCTATCTGCTTTGAAGCAGATGAGAAGATCTTTGGTGGTATTCCAAAGACAATCAAGGGTTCAGACGATGGAACACCTTATGTACTTAAATACACCCCAACACGTGACATCAAGGGTGAGTACGGCGTAGATGTCCGTTACGGAATTATGTCTGGTATGGACCCTAATCGTGCCATCATTGCTTTACTACAGATGCGTTCAGATAAGCTCGTATCACGTGACTATGTACGTCGTGAGATCCCAATGGATCTTAACGTTACACAGGAGGAACAACGTGTTGATATTGAAGAAATGCGTGATTCTCTGCGCGTTGCTGTTGCTCAGTACGCTCAGGCGATACCGGCTCTTGCGGCGCAAGGCCAAGACCCTTCACAGATTATCGGACGTATCGCATCTGTTATCCAAGGTCGCCAAAAGGGACAAGCCCTAGAGAACGTTATCGAAAAAGCATTTGCACCAGAACCAGCACCAACCCCAGAGATGCCACCTATGGCACCAGGTATGGAGCAACAGATTCCAGCAGCAGGTGCGGCCCCCGCCCCTGCCTCGCAGCAACCTCCACAAACACAAGCTGGTTCGGCCCCTGCTGCTGGTCAACGTCCAGATATAGCACAACTACTCGCTGGTATCACCGGCGCAGCATAAGTGAGGGAGGTGTAAATATGAATAAAGGATCACGCGCAGCAGCGCCAATGTCAAAGCCTGTCGAGGGCAAGAAGGATACCTCTAAGCCAGCAGGCGGCAAGGTAGTTCCATCAATGATGCCAGCAGGCCGTAGAGGAACATCAGTAAAAAAGGGTTAATTATTTTAATGGAAGGTGTATAGGGTGATGGATAATAATAAAATACGTCGCCCTATACGCCCCTCCGATTTTGTAGTAATACTTGCAGAAACTGCGTACAACTTGTCGCAGGTTGCATCAGGATTTTTTGAATCATTATACGAATTAAGCATTTACCATTCCAACCAAAAGACTGAAACTAATCAGGCTTGGGAACAGATGGCGCAAGACTTAGAAACTTTAGAGGAGGACCGATGACAACAGCACCAATGAATCCATTGGCTGGCCCAGCAGGTCCTGGCAAATATGCCACGCGTACCGATAATTTACAGATGGGTTCTACTGCATACGGTGAAGGTGTAGAGACAGCCGCTATTAAGTCTGGCGCTCCACTAGCAAAGACTCCTGACGCAGTATCAGAACCAACAGGAAGATTACGTCAAGTTGAGCCACAGGCTCCAATAACAGAATTATTTGCAGAAACACAACGTCCCAATGAACCAATTACCGCAGGTATTGATAGCGGTGACGGACCAGGATCTGAAGCGCTAATGATGCGACGCAGTGTAGAAAAACTTTCCGATATTTTGGTTAAGATGCTTCCGTATGACACAGACGGTTCCATTAATATCTTGTATCAAGAAGCACTAGCGCGAGGTAACTAATGGCAGATAACCTAAAAGCAGCAGCTTTTGAGGCTAACCTGTCTAATACAGAACTTGATAAGGTTGATGATTTTAGCAAAGCACTTGCTGTTCACAAGAAACTTAGCAGTGTTCCTGCTTCTGTAGCACAGCAACAGTATGCAACTCTTACACCAAAGCAACAGGCTAGCCTAAAGAAGAACTTTGGTACTGAATCTCCAGACCAAAAGCCTGATCGTGGATGGCTATCTACAGCTTGGCACTATGCTGGCGAAGGACTTATGTTCGGTACAGAACTTGTAAACCGAGCATTTCGTACTGGCGCTATTGCTGTTATGGAAGGCGAAGACCTTAGTACTGCTTGGAAAGAAGCCGGTGCTAACGGAGAAAAGAAGTTTAATCCTAATCGTGTCAATGCAGCACGTGAGAAGTATGGCGATACAGCCGTCAACGTCGCACTTAAGATTTCTGAAGGCGTAAGTCCACAAGAACTTATGGCTACTGCCACTGAAGAAGAGAAGTATTACCTTCAGATTGCAGATAAGACCAACTCTAAGGTGCTTGGTATCAAGGATGAGGACGAACTCACAGCAGCTCGTGATCTCTTCGACGATACTATCGCAGCAGTTAATGCCGCTAAGTACTCACCTGGTCGCTTACTAGCCAACGCAGTTGATGCCATCATCCCAGGTGACTTCTATGAAAACGGTTTTTTCTACAAACTAACCTCTGGTACTGCAGATGCTCTCTGGCGTTTACGCACAGATCCGCTACTTCTTGTCGGTAAGGCTAAGAAAGTATACGATGTAAACAAGTATGCCTACGAAGTTATCCTTGCATCAGCCCGTAAGGGTGGAGTAAAGGCAGATCAGTACTTCAATCTACCTAGCACTCAAGCATTTTGGAATGAATACGGTTCTAAGATTGCTACATATAACAAGGCTTCTAAAACAGGCGATAAGTTAGCAGCAACTACTGCCCGTCGTGAGATGGAACTACTTGCTCCTGAGTTTGGTTCAGCCGTTATTAAACTTTTTGCCAAAAACGATGTGACCGACGTTACCAGTGCCAAGGCATTTTTTGTTAATAGCGATGATGCCTTTAAGTTGATAGATGGCAAGGTAGGACGTAAGCGTTTTATTATGCCTAAACTTGATATTGCTCGCAAGACTCGCATCAATACGCTAACCACAGCTAACAAAGTATTTAATATTGATACTATCGGACCGTCATTGATGGACGATATGTTCTTCGGTCAGCCAACAAATGCTGATGGCATCTATAAGGCTATCGTTGACACACCTGAGAAGGTGGCAGAAACTCTTAAGGGTCTTAATAAAAATACACTTCGTTTTTCTACAGGTCAGATTCAGCGTCGTATTGATAAAGCAAAGCGTAAACTTGGTGCTATACCAATGTTCAAAGATAATCTCTTTGACGTTACAGCCCAAGATGCTGATACGCAGATCTATCGTCTTGCAGCAATGATTATGCCACAGCGTGAGTCACGTCTTATCGCTGAAACATTTGCTGGTACCGATGAAATTGGTCGCCGTAAGGAAATCTTCTACGGCCTATGGAATACTATTGCAGAATTTCGTGGCCTCGAAGCTACTAAGTCTGGACAGATTATTGTCCGTCGCTTACGCGGTAAAGGCCAGACTAAGTTTTCCGTATCACGTGTAGATGACTACTCAGAGTACCCAGTACTTCCATCTGAAATGAGTCCGATTACTACTGCTCCATCTCTTGTTGATATTGATCGTGCAGCAGCACGTTCTGGTTTAACACAACGTATGCTAGGTGTGGCTAACTCACAGTGGGTAGACAATATGACCAATGCCTGGTCATTCCTTACCCTTGCCGGTCCTCGTTATGCTATCCGTAACGCTGGTGAAGACTTGATGATTAACCTTGCTATGGGTAAAAGCGCGTGGGGTCTTGCAAAGAACTACCAAATTACTACACGCCTTAACACAGCGTTTAAGCAGGTCGAAGGTGTAAGTGCAACTGAAAAGTGGGCATCTAATCCGCTTGGTATTATGATGCGCTTTGTCAATGGTAAAGAAGCACAAAAATATACAGATGAGATTGATGCGCTTGAAAAGACTATTCGTGTAAAACAAAAAGAAATTGCAGATCTTAGAAAAACTATAGCCACAAATCGTGATAAGACTGTGGTAAAACAAGCCCAAGATAACCTAGATAAGTTATACAAGGAAGTTGAAGGCGGAGTATTCCAGCAGACTCAACAGATTTTTGCTCGTGCTTTAACTGAAGGTCGCGTTAATCGCCTACTTAAGTCTATGGGCCGCGATAGTCTCAACGCTGATGAGATCGCATCTTTGTCAGAGCAGGTTATTTATGGCGACATCCAAAACCTTATGTCAATGGTTTCCGAAGGTGGCCTTAACTTTGCCAATGGTGCAAATTACCTCAGCTATGCCTCTGACTTTGCAGAGCAAATGGGTGTTCGTGTAGCAGATCTTCGTATTGACCTAGGCGGTCTTAGCACAAAGTATGCTCGTGCAGCCGGATCACGTGGATTCCGTGAGATTGGCCTAACCTCTGGCAATGAAGCATCTATGATTTCTTGGCTCTTACGTATTTCTTTCTATGGAAATGATGATCTTGGTAAGTTGGCTATGGCTAACCTATCTGATAATCCATTAGAGGAAGCCGAAGCCATTAAGAAGATCCTTGGTTATCTCAGGACTTCTGAAGGAAAAGATCTTATGAAGGAAGCTCGCCTAACATCTGGCGAGATTATTGATGAGATGGAATATGCACGTATCGTTTATGATCGTGCCAAGTCTGTTTTCATTAAGAGTGGCGATGGTAAACTCAACACAGAACTTCTTGATAAGATACGAATTGTTGATGCACGCACAGGCGAGTACGCCATCTCAGGAAAACTTACACTAGATGATCTGCCAACTGATGATCTTGATATGCCAAGAGCCGTTATCGGCCCAGAACTTGTACCAGTAACAGACACAGGAAACTACACATCACCACTTATTCAGCAGGGATGGACTTGGCTAGGTCTTTCTAACGCACGTATTTCACGCCAGCCTATCGCTGTATACGAGATGCTTGATATCCGTAAGCAGATGAAAGAGACAGGCTTTGAGGAAGAGTTCATTAAGAGCTTTATCCGAGGTATAGATCCAACAGATGCTGCGGCAGTTAGAACTGGCACAGAAAACGCTAAGCGTGAACTTGCTCGTATGGTTGAAGAACGTGCTGTATCACAGGTTAATGCTTATGTAGATAATCCTTTAGTACGTAGCCAGATTTCATTTGGACTTCGTAACTTTGCACGTTTCTATCGTGCTCAAGAAGACTTCTATCGTCGTATGGGTCGCCTCATTCGATACAATCCAGAGGCTATTCAGCGTGCAGCACTTACATTCGATGGTGTTTCACACTCAGGATGGATTCAAGAGGATGATCGTGGGGAGTTATACTTCGTATATCCACACTTTGCACCAGGATATAAGGCAGTACAGACAGCCCTTACAGCGCTAGGCGTACCGCAGGA